CAAAAGAATACCCAAGAGAATTATTTAAAATCAAGACCGTTTTCCAGTGGAACGACTACTCATCTGCATTCAAAGAATCGTGGGTTGATTATATCGAACAAGAATTTGAAAGAAGAGAAAATGGTTATTGGTTTAAAAACAATGGTGTCAATACTTATATTACTGGTTCTCATTACATGTACTTGCAATGGACCAAGATTGATGTTGGGCTCCCAGAATTCAGAGAATCTAACAGAATATTCTTTATCTACTGGGAGGCGTGTAAAGCCGACAACAGGTCTTATGGAATGTGTTATCTTAAAAACAGAAGATCAGGCTTCTCTTTTATGTCTTCAGCAGAATCCGTCGCTCAAGCAACAATTACTTCAGACGCACGGTTTGGGATATTGTCCAAATCTGGAGCTGATGCTAAAAAGATGTTCACAGACAAGGTTGTACCAATATCTACAAACTACCCCTTCTTCTTCAAACCAATTCAAGACGGAATGGATAGACCTAAAACAGAACTTGCCTACAGAGTGCCAGCATCAAAACTTACAAGAAAAAATATTGAACAAAAAGAAACAGATGAGTTGGCAGGACTTGACACAACAATCGACTGGAAAAATACTGGAGATAACTCCTACGATGGGGAAAAACTTAGACTCCTTGTACATGACGAATCTGGGAAGTGGGAGCGTCCAGATAATATCCTCAACAGCTGGCGCGTCACTAAAACTTGTCTTCGATTAGGAAGGAGAGTCATTGGAAAGTGCATGATGGGCTCTACATCTAATTCTTTAGATAAAGGGGGAGCAAATTTCAAAAAATTATTTTACGATTCTAATCCTTTAGAAAGAAATGCTAATGGCCAAACAAAAACAGGGCTATATAATTTGTTTATTCCTATGGAGTGGAATATGGAAGGGTTTTTAGATAAGTTTGGACATCCTGTATTTAGAACTCCAGAAACTCCAGTAGTAGATATACACGGAGAATATGTGTTTCAGGGTGTTTTAGATTATTGGGAAAATGAAGTCGAGTCTTTGAAAAGAGATCCAGATGCACTAAATGAATTTTATAGACAATTTCCCAGGTCAGAAAACCACGCTTTTAGAGATGAATCAAAAAATAGTCTGTTTAACTTGCAAAAAATATATGAACAGATTGATTTTAACGATACAAATGGAACACACAGTTATGTTGATAGAGGAGATTTTCATTGGGAAAATGGAGAGAGAGGAACAAATGTTGTGTGGACACCAACAAGAAATGGTAAATTTTACGTAACTTGGATACCGCCTAAAGAACTTAGAAATAATGTACGTCGAGACAATAACAAGTATTATCCACTTAATGTTCATATTGGCTCTTTTGGTTGTGATAGTTATGACATTTCTGGAGTAGTTGGAGGAAGTGGATCTAAAGGAGCTTTGCATGGTTTGACTAAAGTAAATTTTGATAATGCACCATCAGAGTTATTCTTTCTAGAATATATTGCTAGACCTCAAACAGCAGAATTGTTTTATGAAGATGTTTTAATGGCTTGTCATTTTTATGGTATGCCGATTTTAGTCGAAAATAATAAACCTAGGTTGTTGTATTATTTAAAAAATAGGGGTTATAGAGCATTTGCTATGAATCGTCCAGACAAATTGAAGAATGATTTATCAAAATCAGAGAAAGAATTAGGTGGTATTCCATCTTCACAGCCAGTCATTTCTGTCCACGCAGAAGCTATTGAAGCTTATATTGAAAGAAATGTAGGTGTAGATTCTCTTGGAACATATAGAGAAATGGGAGATATAGGTAAAAAAATGTATTTTATGAGAACTCTTAAAGACTGGTCAAACTACAATATATTTAACAGAACCAAGTTTGATGCAACTATAAGCTCTGGATTAGCTATTATGGCAAACCAGAGATACATAACAAAGCCTGAGAAAAAGCGTAGCAAAATAAGTGTTAACTTTGCAAAGTACGACAACTCAGGTCTGAATAGCGAAATTATAAAATAGCAATATGCTAAACGACGATTTTAAAATTGCCAGTATATCCTTTCCAGATCAGTTAGCTTCTGACTCTGTAAAAAAAACAAAGGAATTTGGGCTATCTGTAGGTAAAGCTATAGAATCAGAATGGTTTAGAAAGGATAATGGAGCTGCTCGTTTTTATAATAACAGGGATAATTTTCACAAACTAAGACAATATGCTAGAGGTGAACAATCTGTACAAAAATATAAAAATGAATTAGCAATTAATGGAGACACATCATATCTTAATCTAGATTGGACTCCTGTACCTATAGTCCCAAAATTCGTTGATGTAGTTGTAAATGGTATGTCAAATAGATTATTTGATGTTAAGGTGGAGGCTATAGATGATGTAGCAAGAGCAAGAAGAGACAGTTATAGAAATATTATAGAAGATGATATGATGGCAAAACCTGTGCTTGAAATGTTACAGGGCGCTAGTGGTAATAATCTTTTTAATTCAGATCCAGACAAACTTCCTGAGAGTGACGAAGAGTTAGAATTACATATGCAACTTTCTTATAAACAAAGGATAGAAGTGGCAGAAGAAAAAGCTTTGGAAGCTATATTGGATGTCAATGACTATGAGCTTATTAAAAGACAGGTAGATGAAGATGCAACCGTGTTAGGTTTGTCAGCAGTAAAACATTCTTTCAATACGCACGATGGTATAAAAATAGAATATGTAGATCCAACACAAATGGTTTTCTCCCCAACAGAAGATCCAAACTTCAATGACTGTTATTATTTTGGTGAGGTTAAAAATGTTAATATTACAGAACTCAAAAAAATAGATCCCTCTTTAACACAAGAAGAAATAAAAGATATATCAAAGCTTAGCGCAAAATTCGATGCATATCAAGGTATTAGAGGTGGATACAAAACTGATAATTTTGATTCTAATACAGCAACTTTATTATATTTCTGTTACAAAACAGATAGAAATATAATTTACAAAGTAAAAGAAAATAGTAATGGTGGTAGAAGAGCTATACGAAAAGACGAAAATTTTAATCCACCAAAAACAGAAGCTGCAAGATTTGAAAAAAAATCTAAAAGAATAGATGTATGGTATGAAGGAGTTATTGTTTTAGGTACAAATACAGTATTAAAATGGGAGTTAATGAAGAATATGGTTAGGCCCAAATCAGGAATTCAAAAAGCTTTAGCACCATATATCCTTAGCGCACCAAAAATGTATAGAGGGCAAATAGATTCTTTAGTAAAAAGAATGATTCCGTTTGCAGATCAAATACAGTTGACACATTTAAAACTACAACAAGTGATTTCTAAAATGATACCAGATGGTGTGTATTTAGATTTAGATGGTATAGCTAGTGTTGATTTAGGAAACGGAGCTATGTATAATCCTAATGAGGCTCTTAACATGTATTTTCAAACAGGAAGTGTTGTTGGTAGAAGTTTTACGGAGGATGGAGAATTTAACAATGCAAGAATACCTGTACAAGAATTAAATGGTTCTGCATCAAACGCAAAAATATCATCACTAGTAAATATGTATAATCATTATATTACTATGATAAGAGATGTGACTGGCATCAACGAAGCTAGAGATGGATCTATGCCAGATTCCAAAACTTTGGTTGGAGTACAAAAATTAGCTGCTCTAAATTCAAACACAGCGACAAGACATATTTTAGACTCAGGGTTAAGATTAACAAAAAGACTTATAGATTCAGTTGCCTACAGATTTGCAGATATGATTGAATATACTGACATGAGAGAGTCTCTTACTAATATGATAGGGGCTAAATCTGTTGATATTATAGATGAAATCAAAGAAGTACACTTACATGATTTTGGTATTGAAATTGAATTGCATCCAGATGAGGAGGAAAGAAATATATTAGAACAAAGTATTCAGTTGGCTTTATCAAATCAAATGATTGACTTGAATGACGCTATAGATGTTAGAAACATTAAAAACATAAAACTAGCCAATCAATTATTAAAAATAAGAAAAGAGAAAAAAGAAGGATTGGATATGGCTAAGAAAAAAGCAAACATTGAGATGCAAACTCAATCAAATGTACAATCCTCGACAGCAGCATCTAACAATAATATAAAAGAGATGCAAATGAAAACTCAAACTGAAATACAAGTGCTACAACAAAAACATGCTTTTGAGATAGAAAGAATGAACAAACAGGCAGAAATAGATATGATGCTTCAAAAGCAAAAGCTAGAAATGGGTATGTTGGTAAAGCAGTCTGAATTATCACAGTTATCTCAAAGAGAAAAAACAAGGGAAGATCGTAAAGACCAAAGAGTAGATAAACAGAGTGAAAATCAATCAAGACTTATAGAACAAAGAAAGCTAAATAAAACAGCACAGGAGTTTACAAATAATACACAAGGAATAGTAGATGAATTGCTTAGCTAAAATGTATTATAAAAATGTATATTTTTGTTTAATAAATTTAATTTAATAAAATGGCGGATATAAAAGTAAAAGTTCTGGAGGAAGACGCACCAGAAGTAAAAGTAAAATCTGAAGCTCCACAAGAAGAGGAGGTTAAGGTTGAAGAAAAAATACAGGAACCTGTAGAGGAAACTCAAAAGGAGCCTGAAAAAGAGCAGGTTGAAGAAACCAAAGGTTCGGAAGAAAAAAAGGAAGAACCAAAAGTTGAAGCTCCTGCTGTGAAAGATGAGGTTCAAGAAGAGCCTCAAAAAGATGTTCTTTCAAATACTGAAGAGAAACAAGTTGAGCTTCCAGAAGACGTAAAGTCTTTTTTAAAATTTAGAGAAGAGACTGGACGAGGGATGGATGACTATGTTAAATTGAACGTTAATTATGACGAAATGAATGAAACAGATTTATTACGTCAATACGTTAAAGATAACAAACCTCATTTTGATGAAGACGATGTAACTTTCTTTATTGAAAGCAATTTTATTTCCAAAGAAGGAGATGATGAAGGCAGCGTCAGAAAGAAAAAGCTTGATTTGAAAGAAGCTATTTATAAAGCTAAACAACACTTTACTAAGTTGAAGGAAGATTACTACGTTCCAGTTGAGTCAACTGACGCAGTACCTGAAAACTATAAAGAGGCGTTTAACTTTTATAGCGACTATAAGAAGAACCAGGAGAAGCAGGATATTTTAACCAAAAAACGAGGGCAGTATTTTCTTGAGGAAACTGATAAGTTGTACGATCAGATCGAAGGTTTCGAGTTTGACTTAGGTGACAGCAAACAAGTTTACAAGATAAACGACAAAGAGTCCGCAAAAAAACAAACTGCTAGTCTAAATGATTTCGTAGGAAAGTTTTTAGATAAAGAAGGGTACATAAAAGACACTGCTGGTTATCATCGTGCAATGACGATAGCTACTCAA